CTGGAGGCGTTTGACGAATTAGAGGAAATGGATATTGAGCTATCAGGAAGGGCCCAGGAAGAGAACTACATAGCCGGTATGAAGGCAGGCATCCAGCTCATGGTGGAAGCGCTCCGGTAGATGAGGCCTGGTTTTGAGGGGAAGGGGGGACCGGTATGGCAGGGCGACCAACATATTTCAGGCTGTATGACCATGGCAGGTACATGGGGGAGTATAGAAACTCTGAACTTATGGAACTGCTGGATATCCGTCATCATCAGCTGATTGCCTATTATAGTGATACCGGCAGGGAGTATAAGGCTCGTTATCTGATTGAACGGATAGAGGAACCCATGCGTGGAAGTTGGGCAGCGGAGTGGGACCATGCCAGACTGAAGGTTCTGTGGGATGGTACCAGGCTGAAGGTCCTGAGGCCGGTACGGAAGAGGAAAGGCCAGGAGCCGGGGTGGTTATGGAGGTGAAATCATGGCAATGTTTGAGTATACGACCAAGGTAGAAATCCTGAAGGTGTTAATTGAAATCCTGAAGGAGTTAAGGGCTATTAGGAAGGCTATGGAAACTGAGAAAAAGTAACATTTCCGGGATACCGGAAGGAAGGAGAAACAGATGGGAACGCTACTGGATGCATTCTCAAAAGAGGACCGGGTGGAAGTCACCTTTTCCGATTTCTACCGGCTCATACGGGAAAGCACATCCGCGGAACTGATGAAAAATGCCGTGGACTGCAACGTGCCGCACCGCTACATAAGGGAGATGGTAACGGGAGTGCCGGAGGAGACCAGCATGAAGCCGGATGGTGAAGGGGGGAAGGAACATGTGGATACTGACACAGAATAAGGAGCGGCTGCTGACTACGGAATCCATGGATGAGATACGCGTTGCACCGCCAGCGCCAGGCAGGATGGATTACGTGCTCCTGCTTAACCGTAAGACGGACCGGAAGGAGCATGCATTAGGGTTTTACCGCAGGAAGGAGCGGGCAAAAGAGGTGCTTCAGGATATTTTGGAGAAACAGTCGGAGTATATCTCCTGCGAGGGAGGGACGAGCCTGATTACGGGACGTCATCAGCCTGCCTTTGTGGCCATCCCTCCCAAAACCTATGTCATGCCGCTGGATGAATAAGGAGGGACGAAGGGATGGAGACAGGAAAGGGAACATCCGTGTATACCGTGAGTAACCACGCAAAGGAGCGTTACGCCGAACGGTGTAAGGACCGGGACAGCCGGCTGGAGATAACCACCTACGTGGCGGAGCACAGCCAGCGGATAGAGGAAGAAATCAACCAGATGCTGCGTTACGGGAAGCGTGTCTATACGGGCCGGACGGAGGGTGGAAAGGACCGGGTGCCCAAGGAAGTGTATGTGAACGGCCTGTGGATACTGCTGGCTAATGCCGAAACCCGCAACGTCATCACCCTGTACCGGGTGGACCTTGGCTGCGGGCCGGACCTGGACAAGCTGTACGTGGAGCGGATGGTCCAGCGCCTGGAGGAAGCAAAAGGACATCTGGATGAAACAAGACGCAAGGTGGAGGAACAGAACCGTGCCTACCAGGCCATCCTGCAGGAGGGAGAAGGGCAGATACAGGAATACCAGGAGCGCATCCGTCTGCTGAAGGAGATGTGCGAAGGGTACCAGGCAGTCATGCGCAGCAGCCGGGCCGGCGTGGCCCAGGCCGCGGACGAAGTAGAAGCGATTGTCAACACGTTAATAGGAAAAAAGAAGTTTTAAGGGAGGGCCTATGGAACCAACACAAGCCCGGATAGAGCTGGTCCGGGAGGACGGGACCATCCGGATGGGCGGGACGGACGTGAGCATGGAGGACATGGCCCGGATGCTGGGGGTGTTCGCCGGCATCGTGGCAGCGGAGGCGGTAAAACGCGGCATGGGTGTGGAGGAAGTCAAGGACGCCATGCTGGATATCTTTCTGGCGGCCACGGCCCGTCTGGATGAGGAGCATGCCCAGGACATCCGGGAGGGACATACCTGGGACATGGGATAAGAAGGAGGAAGCAATGGAATACAAACGCATTACAAGCAAGGGCGGGGTCAACATCCCCGTGAAGCTCAGGCGGTCCATGGGGATTGAGCCCAGGGACGCCATTGAGCTGGAGGTCAATGACAGGAACGAGCTGGTCATCCGGGCCTACCAGGCCCGCTGCATCTACTGCGGAAGTGAGGAAATCCATCTTAAAAAAAATGGCAAAGGGGTCTGCCGTGCCTGCGCAGACCAGCTGGTGGATGAATACGTGAAGCAGAAACGGAAGGAGCTTGCATGATGGATTTGGGAACGGTAAACGATAAGGAGCTGGTGGACCTGGCCGTGGCGGCCATGAAGGTGGCTGAGGATGCCAAGTCCGCCCTGGAGAAATACAAGGCGGAAATCCAGAACCGGGGACTGTCGGTCTTAAAGGACCGGAATAACCAGTACTGCCGTATGTATGGGACGGACGGGAGCTATGCGGCCGTGTCAGAGCCGAAGGAGATAGACATCCTCAACATGCCCCGGTTAAAACAGGCTATCGGTGAGGAGGTGTGCACAGGGCTGGTGACGGAGACCACGAAGACTACCTATACCCTGGATAAAAAGCTGCAGAAGGCCCTGAAGGCCATTGCCGCCAACGATTACACCTTTGAGTATACTTTGGAGGATTACCTGAAGGAGATGAGCGTACCGGTGAGCGCAGGCCAGAGGGAGGTGCTGGCCCGGAGACTGAAGGGGGACTACAAGGAGGATAAGAAGACGCTGCTGTCCGTCCTGGGGTATCTGGGCAAGGGGACCACGGAGGAGGCCGCGGAGGCCGCCTCCCCCAACCTGGACATGGACCTGTACTACATATCAAAGATTAAAAACGCGGAACTGATACAGGCCATCCTGCCGGATGAGGGAATCGACTGGAGCATGGATGAAATCAAGCGGTCTCTTATTGTGACATCTAAGCTGAAACTGGAAATTGCCTATGAAAGGGAGGACAAATGATGAAAGCAGACGAAAAGAGACAGGCCGTGGCCAGGAAGTATGACGAGCTCATCGGAAGGAACCATTACAGCCAGCCGCTGCGGGACTACTGCTACCGGAAACACAGAGATGGGAACTATTACAGCGACTGCTCCAGCTCCATCTGTTACGCATACAAAGAAGCCGGATATGGTTTCGGTATCCTGAACACAGCCGGCATCTACCAGTCCGCGCGGCTGGTGACGGTGGACGTCCCCATCCGGGACGGCCAGGTGCAGGACATCGGCCAGCTGCGGGTAGGTGACATGCTGGAGTTTGCCGGGACGGACGAGAGCCGGCCGCAGACCATCGGACATGTGGAGATGGTGCATACGCTGAACGGGAAGGATACCATCATCTGCGGACACGGAAGCGGCCGCCCATCCTATAAGGACATGATAGCCTATTGCCGGCAGCGCCAGAATACCAAAGCCTCCACCAAACGCGGGAACAAGGGTTTGGTGTGTGTCCGTCGCTATCTGCTGGATGACGTGGCCTTGGAGGAGCCGGTCAGGAAATCGGGCTGGCAGGAAGAGGACGGCGTCTGGCGGTTTTACCTGGGGGATACGGGACAATGTGTTCGTAACGCCTGGTACCTGGATGTGGACGGCCGCTGGTACTGGTTTGACGGGGCCGGCCGCATGGTCAGGGACACCTGGTACCAGTACCAGGGAAGCTGGTACTACCTGGGAACCGATGGTGCCATGGTAAAGGGGCAGCAGACCATAGACGGGAAATGGTATCTGATGGACGGAGCCGGAGCCATGGTCACGGAGCCGGTCACACTGACCCCGGACCAGGACGGCGCACTTAAGTGGGAAGGCCTGGCGGAATAAGAGGAGGGGATATGGATGCGCAGGGAGCTGATGGAGGAGCTGGAAGCGGATACCACTCTGGAGGATATCGCGGAGCCGTACCGCCTGGTGGTGGAAATGATAGGTTTGAAGAACGTGCTGAAGCTGTCTCAGTATTTCATGGGGGACAAGATATACCTGCCCAAGGCGGAGCGCATCCTGGCCCCGGCGCGGAACCGCCGGATACGGCGGGAGTACAACGGAAGGAACGCCAAGGAGCTGGCCAAGGAATACGACCTGACCACCAACCAGATATTACAGATTGTGCGGGACCTGGACCCAACCCAGATCAGCTTATTTGAGTTCCTGGATGAAGAATCCGGAAAGGCCCAAAAAAGATAAGTTGTCCAAAATGCTTGGGCTAACAATATGTTTCCAGATGGATTATCCTATGGACATGACGAAAGTCATGTCCTGTTTTTTTTGTCCCAGGACAGACAGAACGAGCGAGGAGGAATGGGAAATGGAGAACGTATTACAGACCTTGGCGGGGCAGTATACCCAGCAGCTGGCCCTCATGATGGCGGCCATTGCGGTGGCGGCCTTTACGGTCAGCGTCATCACGGAGGTAACCAAGGAAATCGGCTTTTTGGGAAGGATACCCACGGCCGTGCAGGTGATTGTGCTGTCGGTTGTCCTCTGTCAGCTGGTCTATTGGTGGTATGTGACCAGCACGAAGGCCGCGGCCGTGTGGTGGGGCCCGGTCTTGGCCCTGGTAGTGGCTTTTTATGTGGCCTTCCTGGCCATGTACGGCTGGGAGAAGCTGGCGCAGCTGTGGGCAAGATACAAACATCCGGGAGGAAGCGCATGAACGATGCAGTCACAATCGGCATGGCAGCCACTGCGGTGGGAACGGTCCTCTGGTTCCTGGTAAAAATGATGATTGATGACTTCAAGCAGTCCGTAAGCGGTGTCGGGAGCAAGCTGGACAGCACCATTGCCAGGTTTGACGAGAGGGTTACCAAGCTGGAGGACAAGCAGGAGGCAGACATCAAGGCAGTGCAGAAGGAACTGAGCTCCATCAAGGGGGATTTTGCTACGACCTTTGTGCTGCGGGAGGATTTTTTCCGGAGCATGAACGGGGTGGAGGACAAGATGCGGTCCATGGACGGCAAGCTGGACCGGTTACTGGTAAGACAGGGAGGCAAAGCGGATGGATGATAGGGAGCTGGCTGAAATCCAGCACAACAAGGCAGTCAGGGGCTATATCATACGGTCCCTGGTAAAAGGATATAACAACACGGCGCTGACCAGGCAGCTGTCCAACTCCATGATAGCGGCGGGATTAATCGTATCCCCGGACATCACCAAATACCTGGACTACCTGAGGGACGCTGGATACATTGAGTTCACGAACCTGAAGGTGACCGCCTACAACGCATACGCCAAGGACGCCGTGATACGGCTGACCAAGGCCGGTGTGGACCTGGCGGAGGGCACTATAGAGGACGCGGGAGTGGATGTCTGATGGGAAGGACGAGGAAGAAGAACCGCATATCCTCCAAGATTGACGAACTGCCGTCTGAAATCAAAGGACAGGTAGACGTGATGCTTTCCGATACATCCAACAGCTACCAGGACGTCAGCGGCTGGCTGAAGGAAAAGGGCTATGAAATCAGCAAAAGCAGCGTGGGGCGGTATGCAGTCCGGAGCAATACGGCTGCACAGCGCTTACTGGAGGCTCAGTCCCGGACCGAGGCCCTGGTAAACGTGGTCCGGAAGAACCCGGATGCGGATTATACCGAGGCGGGCCTGATGCTGATGATGGACGGACTGATTAACCGCCTGGCAACAGCGGAGGATGAGTTTGACTACCTGCCGTTAGACAAGGCAGGCCGTCTGATTGCATCCTTAAGCCGGACCAAGGCCTATAAAGATAAGGTCCGCCAGGACATGAAGGATAAGGCGGACCTGGCCTTTCAGGAAATGGAGGAGGAAATCATGAAGACCATCAAGTCAGATCCGGAGCTGAAGGTGAGACTGAAGGAAATCCTGACCCGTGCAAAGGAGCTGATGCTGCATGATTGATATCAACGAATACCTGGAGCGCCTGGACGAAGAGGAAGGCCGGGAGGAACAGGAACGGGAAGCCTATCAGCGGGAGCTGTTTGAGGCGTATGTCCTGCGCCGGACGGATCATGAGCCGGAGCGCCGGGAGCTGATGCGGATGTACCGGGACGGGCATCCCCTGACGGGTCCGAGAGGGCTCAGGAAGCGCCTGGCGGCCATTGACCTGGGATACTTTGGCCGGGCCTATTTAAAACACTACTTTGTCCGCAAATCCCCGGCCTTCCATGAGGAGCTGGACGCGGTCTGGACCGGAGGTGTGCTGAAGGGGCGCAATCCATACCAGGAAGCGGCCGTTATCTCACGGCTGGACGGAAGCCGGAACGTGGTGGCAGCCCCGAGAGGCCATGCAAAGTCCACCAACTTTACATTTAAGGATTCCCTGCACGCGGCCCTGTACCGGTACAAGCATTACATCATCATCCTGTCCGATTCGTCCGACCAGGCCGAAGGGTTCTTAACGGATATTAAGACAGAGCTGGAGGAAAACCGGGACATCCAGGAGGACTTCGGCCGGCAGCAGGGAAAGGTGTGGAAGGGGAATGTCATCCTGACGGCCCAGGACATCAAGATTGAGGCCATCGGTTCCGGGAAGAAGATACGAGGCCGCCGGCACCGGGCCTGGAGGCCGGACCTGATTGTCCTGGACGATGTGGAGAATGACGAGAACGTCAACACGGCGGAGCAGCGCCGGAAGTTGGAATCCTGGTTCAAGAAGGCGGTATCCAAGGCCGGGGATACCTATACGGATATCATGTACATCGGCACGGTACTCCATTACGATTCCCTGCTCAGCGGAGTACTGAAGAATCCAGAGTATGATTCCCGAACCTATCAGGCCGTGCTGTCCTTTGCAAAGCGGGAGGACTTGTGGGAGCGCTGGACAGAGATTTATACCAACCTGTTTGATGATAAGCATAAAGAGCACGCCCGGGAATTTTACGAGGCAAACGAGGCAGATATGCTGACAGGAACCCAGGTCCTGTGGCCGGAGAAGATGGATTATTACAAACTGATGGTCATCCGCGTTTCAGACGGGGAGGCGGCCTTTAACAGCGAACTGCAGAACAACCCCATCGACCCGGACAATGCGGCTTTTAACCCAGAGTGGTTTGATTACTACGAGGAGGAGCTGGTGGACTTTACGGACAGCCGCTACCTCTTTGTTGGTTCTAATGACCCGTCCCTGGGGAAAAACAAAAAGGCGGACACGTCCTCCATCATCAACCTGGCCCTGGACCAGTATACCGGATACATGTATGTGGAGGCGGCCAGCGTGGAACGCAGGAAGCCGGACGTCATTATCCAGGACGTGTTTGAGATGAACCGCAGACTGAAACGGGACTATCACAGGGGCTTTTATCGTTTTGGGGTAGAGACGGTGCAGTTCCAATACTTTTTTAAAGAAGTTATGGCTCAGCTGTCGGTGGAGCTGGGAGAGTATATCCCTATTGAGGAAATCCAGTCCATCGCCAACAAGATGCTCCGCATCCAGTCCCTGCAGCCCTACATTAAAAACGGGTATATCAAGTTTAACCGGAAGCATAAGACACTGCTTAAGCAGCTGGAGGAGTTCCCGATGGGCAGAAATGATGACGCTCCGGACGGCCTTCAGATGGCCGTGGCCCTGGCGGTAGCGGTGAAGTCCATGGCGAAGAAGACAGACTATAAGTCCGTGTTAAGGCGGGCCATGCGGTTTGGGGAGGGAGCATACTGATGGCAAAGAAAAGCAAGAAGAGATTCTCACCGGAAATGGCAAAAAGCGGCAGACCCATCATGGCAGCCGTTGCCATCCGTGACGTGAACGATAAATTCAGCAGCTACCCGTCTGACGGCCTGACACCGGTAAAGCTGGCCCGGATATTCAAGGAGGCGGACGCCGGGGACCCCTTCCGGCAGATGGAGCTGTTCGAGGAGATGGAAAGCAAGGACACCCATCTGTTCTCCCAGCTGCAGACCCGCAAACTTGCGGTGACGGGCCTGGACTGGGAGGTACAGCCCTTTTCACAGGATGAAACAGACCAGGAGATAGCGGCTTTTGTGGAGGAACAGCTGAAGGAGCTGGACGGATTCAGCGACAACCTCATGGACATCCTGGATGCCATCGGAAAGGGCATCAGTTTCCAGGAAATTGAGTGGGAATACAGGGACGGCCACGTGGTGGTGGGAAATATTGAGTACGTCCACCAGAAAAAGTTTTATTATGACACCCTGACCGATGCGCTCATGCTCCGGACGGAGGCGTTCCCGGGAGGGATACCCCTTCCGGAAAACAAGTTCATCGTCCACCGGTACAAGGCGCGTTCCGGCCACCCTTCCCGGTATGGCGTTCTGCGGGTGGTGGCCTGGATGTACCTGTTTAAAAACTATGACCTGAAGGACTGGGTCAGTTTCTGTGAGGTCTACGGGATGCCCCTGCGGCTTGGCACCTATGACGCAACGGCCAGTGAAAAGGATAAAGCGGCCCTGATGGATGCCATTGTAAGGATGGGGACGGACGCGGCCGGGATTGTGCCGTCCGGGACCGATATCAAATTCATTGAATCGAACAAACAATCCAGTGTGGACATCTATGAACGGCTGGCCCGGTTCTGTGATGAACAGATGAGCAAGGCCATTGTGGGTCAGACACTGACATCGGATTCCGGCGGTTCCTACGCTCAGTCCAAGACCCATAACGATGTGAGGCAGGACCTGACGGAGGCGGACTGCAAGGCGGTAATGGAGACGGTGCGCCGGGACCTTATCCGACCGCTGGTGGAGTTCAACTTCGGCGTCCAGGCTCATGTACCATATTTCATACTGAATGCCACCGATACGGATGACCTGAAGGAAACCGCGGAAATCGTGAACACCCTGGCGGCCGCCGGTCTGGAAATCCCCAAGAGCTGGCTGTACAAGAAATTCAACATCCCGGCCCCGGAAGACGGGGAGGAAACCATCGGACCGTCCCCGGCCGTCTCCGGGATGGCGGGTACGGGGCAGCCTGGCATGTTCCGGGGGCTCAAGCTGAAGGCCGATGGAAAGGAAGCAGACGGCCAGCAGGTGTTAGACCGCCTGGAGGCGGCGGCCGTGGAGCAGTCCAGTGCCTTTTTCCGGCAGATGATGTCACCGGTCCTGGAGCTGGTGGAGCACTGCGACAGCCTGGAAGGCCTGCAGGAGCAGCTGAAGGACGAGGAGGCCCTGCGGCAGTTATACAATGCCATGAAGGTGAAGGATTTTGACCAGTTGGTGGAGCAGGTCATGTATGTATCAAACATGTTGGGGCGGATGCAGGATGGATGAGCAGATATTAAAGGAACTGAAGGAAGGGACGGAGCCGGAGGTGTTCGGTGAAGCCTTAGCGTTCCTGGAACAGAAGGGGGTCATCCGGTATGAGGACTTCAGGAAACTGAAGGAATGGTACCGCCCCCTGGCATTTTCGGTTGCCGGTTATACGGAGCTTGAGGTCCTGAACCAGTTCCTGGAGGAACTGAAAAGGGCCATAGGGGAAGGGACCACGAAGACACAATTCCAGGAAAACATGGACCGTTTCTTAGAGGAGCGGGGCTATGACGGCCTGACGCCTTATCATGCGGACCGTATCTTCCGCCAAAACATGCTTACAGCCTACAGCGTAGGCCATTACCAGCAGATGACGGACCCGGATGTGATGGGACGGCGGAGGTACTGGCAGTACCAGACGGCCGGGGACAGGCATGTGAGGGAAAGCCACGCGGCCATGGACGGCCGGGTATTCCCAGCGGATTCCCCGGTGTGGGATATCTGGTATCCGCCCAACGGATTCGGCTGCCGGTGTATGGTTGTCTCCAGGACGGAGGAGCAGGTAAGGCGTATGGGGCTTACCGTAGAGCAGACCCTGCCGGATACGTCCAATCCGGCCACAGGAGAGACGGAGGCGCTGCTGCCGGACCCGAAGTTCCGGACGAACCCGGCGAAGGCGGAGTGGAAGCCGGACCTGGCTGCGTTCCCACCGGTCTTAAGGAAGCTGTACCAGGAACAGCAGAAGGCGCGTAAGGCCAATCCGGACCGTCCGGCGGGGAATTCCAGCCCCGGATAAATTTAACGCGTCAAAACGCGTCAATGGCGCGTTAAAACGCAAAACAGAAAGGCGCATGGGATGAAGAAGACAGAATTAACGGTCCGGCCCCTGTCGGGAATCGACCTGAGCGGGGTGCCGGAGGTCATCCGGGTGCTGCCCAAAGGGCATGTGAGCAGCACAAAGGGAGACTTTGAGGTGGATGACCGGGATATTGCCGGAATCATCCGGCAGTTCAAGGCACGCCGGCTGGACCTAGTGATTGATTATGAGCACCAGACCCTGAGTGACGTGCAGGCCCCGGCGGCCGGCTGGATAAAGGACCTGTATCCGGGTGAGGATGCCCTGATGGCCCGGGTGGAGTGGACCCCAAAGGGGCGGGAGTATATCGCCAACAAGGAATACCGCTACCTGTCCCCGGTGGTACTGGTTAAAAAGGCAGACCAGCACGCGGCGGTGTTCCACAGCGCGGCGCTGACCAATACCCCGGCCATCACCGGTATGTTTGCAATCATAAATTCCGATGTGTTAAGCATCGAAGAGGAAGAGGAGGAACCAAAAATGGAATTAAGTGAACTGATTCAACTCCTGGGACTGGAGGAAGGAACGACAGAAGAGGACGTCCTGAAGCGGATTAAGGAACTGGTACAGCAGACAGGCGGGGAAGGACAGGATGGTCAGGAAGGAAAGAGCGGGAAGGAGGACCCTGCAAAGGAAGGGACACAGCTGGTAGCCAACAAGACCGTTCTGGACCTGTTAGGCCTTCCGGAAAATGCAAGGACGGAGGACGTGACGGCAAGAATCATGGCATTCAAGGCCGGTGATTCTGTACTGCAGCAGCGGGTGGCGGAGCTTGAAAAGCAGGCGGCCAGCCAAAAGGCGGAGGAACTGGTAGGCCTGGCCCTCAAGGATGGGAAGCTGTCCCCGGCCCAGAAGGAATGGGCGGTTGCGTACGCCCTGTCCGACCCCAAGGGCTTTGCCGCATTTGTGGAGAAGGCCCCGGTGGTGGTCCCTATGGGAAAGACTGCCTTTGCGGTGGATGAACGGAAACAGACCGGGGTTGACTGGAAGATTTTAAAGAACCAGGGAGTGACCGAGGAGGATTTAAAGAAGTATGGAGGTATGGAAGATGATACGGACGGGGAATGAGAAGCTAGACCCTAAGACACTGGTGCTGCCGGTGGCAGCCGGCGCAGCCATTACGGAGGCTACCATGGTGGCCCTTGGGGCGGACGGCTACGCGGTGCCGGCCTCGAAGGCGGCGAACCTTACGGTGGCCGGAGTGGCCCTGGAGCCGGCGGATAACCGGACCGGGGAGGCCGGGGACATCTGGGTAAAGGTGCGCCGCGGGGCATTCGTGATGGAAAATTCCGCCACCCCGGGGAGCCAGGCAAAGGCAACGGATATCTTAAAGACCTGTTATCTGGAGGATGCGGTCACCATCAGCATGACCTCTACAGGAAGCAGCCCAGCCGGAACCGTGCTGGCGGTAGAAGCGGACGGGGTGACGGTGTGGTTCAACCAGCCTGCCATGCCGGCTGCGGAGTAAGCGAGCATAAGAATGAGGAGGAAACAGCCATGATTATTAACCAGGCGAACATCCGGAGCATGTCCATCGGATACAGCGTCATTTTCAACAAGGCCCTGGCGGAAACGCCAACGACCTACCAGCAGATAGCAACCACCGTACCCAGTACCACCCGGGACCAGTCTTATAACTGGCTGGGGCAGATGCCGCAGATGCGGGAATGGATTGGGGACCGTGAAATCCAGAACCTGAGCGCCTATGATTATGTCATCAAGAACAAGAAGTTCGAGATGACCATTGCGGTCCCACGGGATGACATTGAGGATGATACCTACGGCGTATATAACCCGATGTTCCAGAATCTTGGTGAGTGTGCAGCGCGTCATCCGAATGAACAGTGCTACGGCGCACTCATGGCCGGGTTTAAAAATGCGTGTTATGACGGCAAGCCCTTTTTCAGTGCGGACCACCCGGTAGAAAAGAAAAAGGTATCCAACCTGGGCACCAAGAAGTTATCCATGGAGGCCTACAAGGCGGGACGTACTGCCATCATGAGCCTGGTGGGGGACAAGGGCAAGAGCCTGGGCCTGGTGCCGGACCTGTTAGTGGTATCCCCGGCCAATGAGGAGATGGGACGGCAGATACTGGAGGCGGAGTTCATAAACGGCAGCTCCAACGTGTACAAGGGGACAGCAAAACTCCTGGTGGAACCGGAACTGGCGGCCCAGGAGGACGCATGGTATCTCCTGTGTACCAGGAGGTCCCTGAAACCTATCATCTACCAGGAACGCAAGAAGATAAAGCTGGTCAGCAAGACGGCGGATAATGATGACAATGTATTCATGCGGGACGAATTCCTGTACGGCGCGGACGGCCGCAATAACGTAGGTTACGGTTTCTGGCAGATGGCTTACGGAAGCACTGGGGAATCAAGCTAAGGGAGAGGACAGACATGGCATACTGTGAAGCGGGGGATGTCATGGACATGCTGAAGGAGGATGCCATGAACCCTATTATCGGTGACCGGTACATTGAGGACCCCCAAAAGCGCCGGGAGATGCTGGAACCCCTGGCCTGTGAGGCCATCGGGGATGCGGATGCGGAGATAGACGGGTACCTGATGAAGCGGTACCCGGTCCCCATGTCCCCCGTGCCGGCGGTTATCCGGAAGTATTCAAAGGACATCGCGGTTTATAACCTGATTTCCCGGGCGGGAATCGACGAAGGGGAACGGGAGAACAACTACCTGACGCGGTATAAGAACGCCATTGCGTTCTTAACAAAGGTGGCAAAAGGTGAAACCGACATCGTGAAGGAAGGGACGGACCCATCGAAGGCGGCAGCGGAGGGATTTCGCATTTCATCCAGCCCGAGGCTGTTTTCCAGGGCAACCATGAGGGGACTTTAAGATGCGAATGACCACAACCCTGTCCGGGGATTTTCCGGAGCTTCAGAAAAAGCTGGCGGGCTTGTCGGACATAAAACGATCCGCACTCATGAAGGATGTGGCGGAGGGGCTGCGGTCCACCACCATGGACCGGTTTCGGAGCAGAAAAAGCCCGGAGGGGAAGCCCTGGCCTGTCTCCCTGCGGGAACAGGAGGGACAGGGCATCACGCTGACCCAGACCACCCGCCTGAAGCAGTCCATCCGGGCCATCGCGGATTCCACCGGAGCGGCGGTGGGGACCAATACTATTTACGCGGCCACGCACCAGTACGGGGATGAGAGGACCATCCGGGCCAAGAAGGCAAAGTACCTGAGGTTCCGGTACAAGGGTGTGTGGGTCACGGCAAAGAGGGTGACCATCCATATCCCTGCAAGGCCATTTTTAGGGATTTCAGATGAGGACCTGCAGGAAATCCGAAGCGAAGTGGAATACACAGTCAGGAGGGCCTGATGAGACGGGAAAAGGAATACCTGAAGGAATGCCTTGAAAAGGCAGGAATCAAAAATGAAGTGATTACCACCTGGAAACGGCTGCAGCTGAAGACGGACAGCCATGTGGGAGCGGTGCTGCGGGAAGGCCAGACCATCACGCGAGACGGCTCAAAACGCAACTATGAAGACCAAAACGGGGTTCGGTGCGTGCGGACCAAGGTCTATGCCGTGGACACCCGCTTCAAGGTGGTCATCGGGGAATATTCGGAGGAGTCCTGTGAGGCCATCTTCCTGGCGTTCTTAGAAGCGCTGGGACAAGGAATCCGTCTGGATGGAAACTATGTGGACATTGAACTGGGAGAGGTGGAGTGGGTCGATAAGGAGGACAGCATCCTGAAGGCCAACATCGCATGCCAGATACCGGTCACCTTCCACGGGGGCATTTACCGGGATGACAAAAAGAAAACGGCATCGGTCGGAGGAATCCGGCCGGCCTGAGAAAGGGAAAGGAAAAGGCAATGGCAAAGGAAGAGAAGGGGATGGGCGCAGAGACTGCAGCAGAACCGGCTGTGCCTGTCTATGAAACCATAGAACACTGGTACAACGTGCATGGCACGGGTCCGGCTGTCTACGCCGGCACCTTGTGCCTGAAGGGCTGGAGGCCGGGGAAACAGGTAACGGAACAGGAATACCTGGCCGCCGTCACCGCATTTGAGAAGGGCCCCATGGCCGGAACGGGAGGAACAAGATGAGCTTAAGGGACGTAACATTTGTGGTGGAGGACGGGAGTCTGGGCAATTCCGGCAGCACTGGAACCGGGGTCCACGTAAAGATTGGGGCTTCCCCGGTGGAGACAACGGTTCCCATCCTGATTACCGGGAGCATGAAGCCGGAGCAGATGAAGGAAAAGCTGGGGCTCAGCCCCCTGGCAGACGCCTGTATTGACAGCGTCGAGAACGGGGCATCCCGGATTTACTGCGTGCCGGTCAGGCCGGAGACCGTTGGTACCAACGGGGAAGTTACCCACAGCGGGACTGGGGAAGGGACCGTAAGCGTAAGCGGGACACCGAACAATGCATATGATATCATCCTTAAGATAACGGAGGACGGCCCGCTCAATACGGCAGCCTTCTGCTGCTCCGTTAATGGCGGATACAGCTACGATGCGGAGGAAACCATACCGTTAGGAGGAAAGAAGGAGCTTACCGGGACCGGAATCACCCTTACGTTTGCGGAAGAATTTAAGGCGGGTGATACCTACCGGTTTTCGACCACGGCCCCGGCTGTGAGCAACAGCGCGGTCCTTAAGGCGGTGGAAAGCCTGTATAACAGCGATTTGGACTTTGAGTTCATCCATGTGGTTGGGACATCTGCGAAAGCACTTTGGGCCTCTCTGGCCGCCAGTGCAGAGCTGTTCCTGTCCCTGTACAAACGCCCTGTGTTTTTCCTGTGTGAGGCACGTAATAAAGGGGCGGAGGAAAGCTTGGATGAATATGCCGCCGCGCTGAAGGCGGAGGCCAAGGGGATAGACAGTTATTACGTCCAGGTGTGCAGCGCCTGGTCCCAGTACACACGATGGGACGGCCGGGAGCAGTGCATCAACAACGCCGGGATTGTGGCAGGACTGTACGGGATAGCCGGCGTGGCCCAGTCCATCGGCCGCGTGGATACCTTTTCCATCTCGGAGGCCAAGATGACCCGGCTCATGCCGGAGGGCATTGAGGACTATATCAGCGAGCTGGATGACGCCGGCTATCTGACTTGGCGTAAGTACTACGGCATTGACGGATGCTATGTAAACAACGCGCGCGTGCTGTGCCGCGAGGGCAGCGATTACCGGTATGCGGAGCATGTGCGCGTACTGAACAAGATGATACGGGAAATCTACAAGCGGGCTGTCAACATGGTGCAGATGGATATCAGCGCCTCCGATGACATGGAGACGGATATCAACAACATCCTGGAGACCCTGAACATCCCCCTGGAGGACATGGCGGAGGCCGGGGAACTGTCAAGCGGCTCCGTGTCCATTGAGGACCTGGAGCACGTGAACATCCTGCAGGATGAGCGCCTGGACCTGGTGATATCCTTTGTTCCGAGGGGGTATGTCCGGGAATTCCGGTTCAGCCTGGCCATGGAGAACCCGTACAGGAATTAGGAGGGACTGGGAAATGGTCAACGGAAAGGTATACAGCTGGGAGGACATCACCATTAATGTCCCGGGGCTGGAGGAAATCGCTATCACGGAGATATCCTATGACTTTGAGCAGGAGGCGGAGCTCATTTACCGCAGCGGCGGAGCCCCATGCGGCTATGGGACCGGAAACAAGAAAAACACAGTGAAGGTGGTCATGGGGCGTGAGGATTACAACGTGCTGTTAGCCTGGTGCAAACGGAAGGGAAAGACCCTGTCCCGTCTGCTTCTGGATAAGATAACCGTATCCTATGCCAATGAGGACCAGGACACGGTGACGGATGTCTTAAACAAGGTAATCCTTAACAAGCACAGCTTTTCCGCGAAACAGGGGGATAAGGAGAACACGGTATCCCTGGACGGCTTTGCCTGCCGCGGCGGGAAGTTAAACGGTGTGAATTTCTAAGAAAGGGGAGAAAGAAATGGAAACAAAGGAACTGAGAGAGCAGTTAAAGGGGACGGATGAGAAGTATTACGAGGTGACCGTCACCCTCCAGGTGGATGATGAGACAGAGGAGGATAAGACCTACTTTTTCCGTAAACCGAAAACTCCATCCTACGATCGGTATTTAAAGACGGTCCAAACCTCAAACAGCAAGGCCCTGACAGCATTCTGCCTGGACAACATTCATCCGGACCAGCGGGAGAAGCTGGAGGCAGACTTTAAGGAGTACCCGGCCATGGCATTGTCGGTTGGCGAGAAGCTGCTGGCCATGCTTGGCCTGTCAAAGGCGACCGCAGTAAAAAAGTTATAGAGGATGCGCAGGGGGAACTGGAGGCGGACTTCGTGGGGACCAGCCGGCTGCTCATCCATATGTACCTGCCTTCCGGCATGATACCGGGAGAACTGGACGGGATGGACGCGGATGACTTCATCCGTCTGGCGGGCCTGGCCAGGTGCGCACGCCGCTGGCGGCAGGATGACCTGGAACAGGGATTCACCCGGGCACTGGGAAACCTGTTCCCGGAATAAAAAAGCCCCGGTCATAGAAAGACCGGGGGCTTGCCTGTCAGCCTGGAGCGGTAAAAACGCCATGCGTTGTGGAAATCCCGTCCCATAGAGAAGGGCCGCCTGTCCTTGGGGAGATGGGCACAGGCCCACCACAGATAGGGACCACAGAACAGGAGATATGCGGTGACAAGGACGGCCATGACCACAAGGTACAGTGACAGGCTGACGGCCAGTATGAGTGCCATTATGAGCCAGAGCCCATGGAACATACAAGCGCCTCCTTTCCAAACACATCTTTATACCATCATCATAACATAAGCGAGCCCGTGACACAAGGAGGAACGAACCATGGGGATGGAATCTGTTTATAAGCTGAGCGTGATACTGAACATGGTGGACCAGCTGACCGCCCCCATGGGGAGGGCGTCCCAGAACCTGGGTTCCCGCCTGTCGGGCCTGCAGTCCGGTTTTGGGATGGCGGCCCTGGCCGGAGGTGGGATGACGGCGGCGGGCGTGGGAATCACAAACGGGATGATGAAGATTGCCGGTTCCACCTTCGAGACCCAGGATGCCCTGGCAGAGCTTAAGTCGCTGGGAATCACAGACCTGAAAGCGGTGGAGGATGCGGCCAGACAGTTTTCAGACACCTGGGCCGGGACCACAAAGGCTGATTTCATCACAGCCGCCTATGACATCAAATCGGGCATCGCGTCCCTGACGGACGAAGGGGTGGCGCAGTTCACGGAGCTGGCCGGCCTGACGGCCAAGGCCACCAAGTCCACGACCGGGGAGATGACCTCCCTGTTTGCGACCGGGTATGGCATTTATAAAGGGTATTACTCAGAACTGTCAGACCTGGAATTCGGGGAGATGTTTGCGGGCGGTATTGCGACCGCCGTCAAGGCGTATAAGACCAGCGGCTCGGAGATGGCCTCGGCCATCAGCGCCCTGGGAGGGACCGCCACATCGGCCAATGTGCCGTTGGAGGAGCAGCTGTCCGTGCTGGGCATGCTGCAGGCCACCATGTCGGGCAGCGAGGCAGCCACCAAATATAAGGCGTTATTAAATGCCGCCACCGGGGCGGGTGAGAAGCTGGGACTCAACTTCCTGGATGCCAACAACCAACTGCGGAGCTTGCCGGAAATCCTGGGAATCCTGAAAGGTAAGTACGGCGATACCATCGACGCGGTGGAGAAGAAACAGATAAAAGAGGCCTTTGGCTCGGACGAGGCGGTGGCCGTTATCGACCTCCTGTACGGGAAGACAGGAGAGCTGCAGACGGGCATCCTGGATATGTATGATGCGCTGGGCGGAGGAAGCAGCGCTGCCCAGGAGATGGCAACGGCTATCAACGCAACGGAATCCCAGAAGTACACGGTGTTAAAGCAGCAGTTACACAACGTGACGGAGGAGCTTGGGGTGAATCTGCTGCCCACTGTGAATGACTGGATTGGGAAGGCGGGGCAGGCCGTGGGGAAGGCGTCCGAATGGATTGCGGAGAACCAGGGGCTTGCAACCGGCATCCTAAATGCGGTCCTGTTCCTCGGCATGTTCCTGACCGTGACGGGGAGTGTGACCTCTATCATCGGCATCTTCGGGACGGCGATAACACGGACCATTGGCATGGTGGGCGGCTTAAAAAGCGGCTTTGAGACCCTGCGGATTTACGGGATGTACGCCGCGGATGGAATCAAGGCCATGGGGGCCGGCCTGCTCAACATGGTCCGGCAGGGGATTGCTTCGGCAGCTGCGGCCCTTCCGGGCCTGATATCCAGTGTGTGGGGCTTCACAACGGCCCTGTTAGCCAATCCGGTGACCTGGATTGTCATCGGAATTGCGGCCCTGACGGCCGGGCTTATCCTGCTCTGGAAGAACTGGGATAAGGTATCCGCCTTCATCCAGAACGTCTGGAATGCCTGTGTGGAGAAAGTACGGGCGGGCCTGCAGGCCATGAAGGACTTCTTCTTCAACATTGGCGGCGCGATTGTCTCCACGGTATCCAATGTGTTTAACCGGGTCCGCGGGGCTGTCAGAAGCCGAATGGAGGCGGTCCGGAATGTAATGGGCAACGTGATGGGAGCTGCTGTCGGGACTGTCAAACAGAAGCTGGATAACATGAAAAATGCCTATGAGCAGAATGGCGGAGGTATACGTGGGATTGCAGCGGCTGCTGTAGAAGGTGTCAAGGGCTACTATACGGCAGGTTTTGATTTCCTGAATACATTGACGGGAGGAAAGCTGAACGGCATTAAGGAGCTGTGGAGCCAGGGCCTGGCAAAGGTCCGTGGTGTGGTGGATGGGGCTGTAGGTCTGTTCAAACAGTCTGGTGTCAAGATAATGGAGACCTTTACCGAAGGAATCCGTTCCGCCGTGAACAAGCCGGTGGAGGCGGTGAAGGGGGCTCTGTCCAGAATCCGGCAGATGCTGCCCTTTTCCGATGCGAAGGAGGGACCCCTGTCCCAGCTTACCCTGTCCGGCCGGCGTGTGTTTGAGACCATCCATACCGGCATGAGCCAGACGGCTTCCCTGCCGGCGGATACGGCGAGGGACGCATTCCAGGCACTGAGGGATGAAAACCAGGAAGGAGGCGCGGCTTTTGCCAGGCTGTTGACCGGAGGGAAGGAAGAAAGGAAACCGTCCGGCCAGGGAAACATATGGAGCCAGAGGCAGCAGGGAGGCGGGACCGTCATCCAACGCCTGGAGCTGCATGTGTCCCTGGAACGGCTGAAGGACCTGCCGCTCTTATTCAAGCTGATTGACGACATCAAGGAAAAGACCAACGGGAACGTATCGGTCACGCCTGCATAGAAAGCGGCTGGGAGGAAGGAAGAATGCTGTACATAAAGGATACATCCATGCTGGTGGCGGGGGTGGCCGTCCCGGGCCTCGTAAAGAAGCTGGAGATAACCGGGGCCGCCGTGATTGACGCGGTGACGGATGACAACAACGTGACCCTGGGTTACCAGCCTAATGGGTACGAACCACTGAAGATGAATGTGGACCTACTGCTGGAACCCAGTGCCGGGGAAAGTGTTGAGAGTATGGTGCAGACCATCCAGCTACTGTTTAAGCCGCCAGGGCAGACGACCGCCATACCGCTGCCGGTGGTGAACAGCCAGGCCGCGGCCTGCGGTCTGAGCAGGGTGTATTTTAAAGGAATCGACCTGTCCAAGAAGACAGAGAACAGTTATGGGGAGGCAGCACTGGAATTTTGGGAGTACCTGCCGGTTACCGTGCAGACCCAGGCGGCGGGGAGCAGTAAAACCTCATCCTCCGGCAGCAAGGCAGGGATGTCACAAGCCCAGGGAATCAGTAGCGACTACCAGGAATATCTGAACACACAGAGAGGTCAGGCCCCCAGGATTAAGGATAAGACATCGGAGAGCCCGGCCCGGGATACATAGGAGGCAGCATGGCAGAACGGAAACTGATTACACCACGGTTCCGGATAACCGTTGGGGACCAGGTATTCACGCAGGGAATCCGTGTGGAATGTCATTCCAGCCGGAGGGAGCAGTGCAGCTGGGCCACCTTGGAATATGACCCCGGTTATGCCGGGCTCTTGGACCTTGCATCCATGGCCCCGGCTCAGGTGGAACTGGGCTATGATGGGGAATATGACACGCTCTTAACCGGATACATGGAGGACGGCCAGGCATTGGGGCCTTACCGGATACTGGACGATACACTGTTCCTGAAACGGACCTACGTAAAGGAGACCTTCCTGGACTGCTGTCCGCAGGATATCATCCGGTTCGGCCTTGGAAGGGCCGGGATTGCGGATTACCGCCTGTCCGATACCATGTACTCCAAAAAGGATGTGGTCCCGGTCCCGCGCATGAATGTGGCGGAGCTTATCCAGGAGGTGGGCCGGGTCTGGGGCCTGGAGGCATCCTTTTATTTCCGGTCCGGCCGGTTTTTCTGGGGGACCGGGGAAGAGCAGACGCTTATCTATGTACTGGAGGAAGGGAAGAACATCCTTTCCTTCAACCAATGGAACGGCGGTAACGAAATCAAGACCATCGGGGTCCCGTGGATTCACCAGGGAGAGCGTATCCGGATAAGACACCGGAAGTTTGACGGGGAGGCCCTTGTGACCTCGGTCCGGGTGAAGGCGGATGAAACGGGAAGCGTGAGGATGTATGTATCATTTTAGTTGGAAGGAAGGGGATTCAAAATGGCCGGTTTTCTTGACGAATTTGTCAAACTGACGGTGAATGAGACCATAGGGACAGACTATCCGCATATACGCCATCCGGCCCTGTGCCAGGCAAAGGTGATGGAAGGGACCGTGAAGGATGGGGCATCGTATGTGACGCTGCGGTTGCTGAAGGAAAACGGGGAGACGGATGAAGCCTTTCCCGCGATTCCTTATATAAGGACGGAGCAGGTCCTGAAGAAAGGGGATGTAGTGGCAGTCGGGCTTTTATATGGGCAGTGCCGGCCGTACATCCTGGGGAGATGCTTATGATACTGACGGCAACGGACCTGATGTTAGACGATGCCGGGCAGCCGGTCCCCCTGGCATCGGGAGAGGAAGCACTGGCGGGCGGCCTGGACTGTTTCCTGCAGGACATCCGCCTGGAGGCCCTGACCATGGAGGGGGAATGTTTTTTTGATTCCGATTACGGATGGTCGCTGTTGGATTTCTGCCACCGGGAGATAGGCGAACTGGAGGAGCTGCAGATAAAGAACCGGGTCACGGAAAAGTTAAAGAAACGGGAGGAAATCAACCCGCACAGCATTGAGGTTGGCGTGTCCCGGATGGAGGATGACATAGTGAACATCCATGTGGGATTTAAGATTGCAAATGAGGATGTGTCCTACCAGATGAATCTGGAACTGGACGGGGCGGAGGTGAAACTCGTTGATTGATGAAAGCATTCTGGATGAAATCATACCGGTACCGGATGCCGATGCAAAGATGCAGGAGCTGAAGGAGGAGCTGGCGGCGGAAGGGTTTACCATCACCAAGTGGGGCAGTGGCGGCGTCTTTTACTGGCTGACACGTATCTGCGTGCAGATACACATCGAGCTGCTCCGGCTGGCGCGGACCATCCTGAATAATCAGTTCCTGAGGCATGCGGAAGGCAGGTGGCTGGAACTGAAGGCCGCGGACTTTTCCAAGTTTCGAAAGGCGGCGACCCGGACCCAGGGATATGTGACACTTATCCGGTCTGATTACGGGCAGGCCCTGATCATAACGAAGGGGCACATGTTTAAGACGGCCCCGGACATCAATGGGGATGAGCTGGTCTACTACGCGTTAGAGGATACAGTGATACAGGCGGGCCAGGCGGAGGGCAGCGTGCTGGTGGAGGCGGAAGCGGCCGGAGCGCGCTACAATGTGAGTGAGGACCAGATAAGGGTAAGCATGTTATATATGGAGGGCGTGTCGCAGGTCACGAACCGGCAGGGATGGATATATTCCGAGGGGGCAGATGAAGAGAGCGAAGCCGGCTTACGCAGCCGGACCCTGTCCAGCTGGGAGGAACTGTCCACCAATACCACATCGGCCAAGCTGAAGGCAGCCGTGGAGGCCATCCCGGGTGTGATGTGCGCCTACATTGATGACCAGCATCCAAGGGGGCAGGGAACGGTGGATGTGATTGTGGTGGGGACGGCGGGGGAAGCCAGCGAGGAGCTGGTGCGCAAGGCCCAGGCGGCGGCGGACCAGCTGAAGGATAATTACGAGGACTACCTGGCAAAGTCCGGAACCATCACCTATCAGGATGTGGACATCACCCTGTACCTCAAACAGGGGGCAGGGGTGACGGATGTGGAGGAAACGGCCCGGTCCCTGATAGCAGGGGCCATGTCTCTTTCCAACCGGACGGACTTCAACTTATTCTTACAGGATGACATCCGGTATGTGCTCCGCCAGAGCATACCGGACTACCGTAAGACCGTATTCACGGCCCCCGCAGTGGACGTGGAGCTGACGGCCGGGAATGTGGTCATGCTGGGGAGTATCACGGTCAAGGTAAGGAACACATAGGAGGGACGCCATGCTGGAGACATTCGGGGAATATATGTATTATCTGCTGTCCACGCCCTTCAAACAGGCAAGGAAGGCCAGGAACCAGTGGTATATCTATTTCAAAGTGACCGGGCGGCTGTTCGATGAAAACAAGACCATGCTCCGGCGGGCACGGGAGGAAGGCATGGTAAGGACAGCCAGTCCACGGATGCTTCCGGAGCATGGCCTGGACCGGAAACTGACGCGCTACGAGGGCGAGACCTGGGAAAACTTCCGGGTACGGCTGATGATGTATGCAGACACCTGCCGGCTTGGCGGGACGGAGGTGGGCACGCTCCAGGCGGTGCGGTCCCTGGGATTTACCGATGTGGAGATGGTGCCGGCGTATGAACTGGAGGGCAGCCGGGAGCACTGGGCGGAATTTTATGTCATCCTGTCCCGGGATATAGATGACTCCTTTGACATCGGCCATGATATCATCCGCCGGGAGGTGCGGCGGGTAAAGAAGGTAAGCGGACTGGATCGTTACCGTTTCCTGTACCGGATTCAGGATGCAAGACTGGAAGAATGCATCCGCCCTCATAACATCCTGATACGGGCGGAGGTACGCTGGTACAACAATAACATCCTGAACGGGGAGCACAACAACGATGGAAGCATCCATCATGACAATGTGATTGGAAACCACCTGCCCTATCTGCACATACGCAGCCGGATGGAGGAGAGGGAGAAGGGAAGGCTGACATGTACAACCTGGCATCACTGGAGAATCCATGATGGGAGCACGTACAATGATGGAGCCAAACATATGGATGCGCAAGTCATAGAGGAGGAAATCTGATGGCAAGTACAACCACGATAACCAAGTTGAGTAAGAACAAGATACTGAAGGCTAGGGCGGGCATCAAGGCATTGCCGGCAGTCACACAGATGGCATTTGGGAACGGTGCGGATGGTACGCCGTCAGAGAATGACAACACCTTGAAAAACGAGCTGTTACGGAAAGACCTGAGCAGCATCGAGCAGGTGACGGACACCAACTTCCGGTATATCTGTACCTTATCCAGGGAGGAGCTGGCCAACACGGCCATCAATGAGATGGCGTTGTGTGATGCGGAGGGTGACCTGGTGATGATACGCACCTGTTCGGACAAGAACAAGGATGATGACGAAGAGATGACCTTTGCGTTTGATGATATCTTTTAGGAGGCAGAGAAGATGGCGAATTTTGAGATAGATGAAGACCAGGCGGCGCTCATCCGGGAGTTGAGGAAGCTGGAAACCTCAGACCCGGTCCACGCAAATGTATACAATGCCCTATTCGAGAAACTGATTAACAATGATGCATTCTTGGAGCGGCTGGCAAACAAGATGATAGAAAAAAGCATGTTGTGCCATGTGTTGGACAGCGTCAACGCGCAGCAGGTCCTGGCAGCGGATGTGGGACCTAAAATCACGGCGATAACAAACGAGCTGAAAGAGAATGTTAGTGTGCTCAATACTAAGATTACCACCACAGGATATATCGAACTCTCGTTGCCTTCATGGAACACCTCAACAGGTATGAATCATATGCTCATGAACCCTTTAACGAAAGTCAAAACCCTAAAACTACGATTTAAGGTCAATACCGATATTCCAAAGGGGACGAAGGATTATATAATATGTGCCATTCCTTCTGGGTATGAACCAAAATACTATGTGGAGAATGTTAGTGTAACTATGATGGGAGTCCCATATCTGCTCCATGTACCACAGGGAGGAAAATCTTTGTATTTTTCATACAATCAAAGTGTGATTTTGCATGATGATGAGTTTTTTATCACCTTGACTTTTGTCTAAAAATGATTATTTTGTATATATAAAATATGCTCGAAACTGATCATATCCGATCGCGGTAACAATATCTCCCTTAGATAAAGGATACATAAAAGGTGATGCAGTATTGCTTCCACCACCCGAATGATTCCAGCCTACCTGCGTATTATTAATATAGATGTAACAAGCAGTTGTTCCAAGACTATATACGCCACCACATATGTATCCATCGTTAGGAGCAGTAAATGGCAGTGATACTGATTTATAATTTTTATAGTCTGGCGTTTTAATAATCTTAGTATTGCGC